CAATAACCAAATCATCTATAAGTTGTTGTTCGTTAAAATAGTTGTAATTTTGAAAATAAACATTTGTTGCCACAATAAATTATCCTGAAAAATTATAAACAAGAGGTTGTAAAGAATTGATCGCTTCTTCTTCCATATTTCTACGTTCTTCTTTTGCCTCACTTAGAATTTGTTCGCCATTGAACTGGACCCCGCCAACTAATTGCATATTTGTGAATTTAATAAGGTTTCCGCCCCATTGCTCTTTTATCAGAACCGTTGCGTAATTTTGCAACCATCTGTCATTCCACATATCAGAATATAGACCTTGATCAATTATGTCGTATGCCTCTACAATGATATAATCTCCAACAGCGACTTTGCCCCAATCCATATCAATATGAAGTTTATTGATGTGCTTGTTGTACCTTATAATAGGCAGACCAACCAATACCTCTTGCATAAATTGCAAATGTTGCATTGTCATATAATAGTTTTGAACAGAATATCCTGTTATTGTTTCAAGATTATTTAAAACAAACTGATATGAAACATTGAACATCCCACTACCACTTGATATAGACGCACCCAAATTGAATATTCTGGAAACACCAAGCAATCTTTCTGGTATTTCAATATAACCATTATCAGCATCTGCCTGCGTTATATGGTGCCTCAAATATACGTGTTCTGATCCATTGTAATGATAATCACTCCAAAAACTTATTGCTTCATCAACTCTATCATCAACCTGTTCTTCTGAAACGTTAATTTGTATCACAGGCGCACCTAATTTGCGCAAGCAATATTCTTTAAATTCTTGTTTAGATGTAGGTTTTGCCATTTGTTTTACCTTTTAATATTTTTTATATTATAAACCATTTTAGGTATTTGCCCCTACAATAGTTGAAGATGGTATTAAGAAAATCAAACCCTCTAAAATTTTTGATACTGATCCAACAGGATTTTCCATCATAACATCATATGTATATTTTCCGCCTTCAAGATATGAAGTAGTTTCTTTGGGAAATCTCAATTCCAATTCATTGACTGAACCATTCGTAAGAACTGTTAACTCTGCGCTGAATTTCTTAGTGTTCGAATATAATTTACAAACATCACAATAAAAATTATATTCACTATAATCATCACCAGAATCTTGCGTCAACTCTAATGTAGTTGCAAAATCTGTTCCTTGATTTACATAGAGATTTTCTTTTGTCGTCATTTTTAACACTCTTTTTCTTTTTATTTATAAGAACATACCACTCAAAATTAGTTCATTTTAAGGGTTGACAGAAACAAAAAACCTGTTATAATCAATAATGTTATTGGGGAAAGTATATACTAATGATTCTAGCTATAGCTTAGACTCTGAATATTTGAGACCCTTTATGATCACATTTGATAGATGAATCTGCCCAAACCTCAAAACCATTGTCTTTTGCTTTTTTGCAAAAATATATATCTTCTGATACAGTATCTTTATGTAGTATTGCGGATTTGTAATAGAAATGTGGATATTCCATCTTTCTAAAGACTTCACTTTTTATCAAACAACAACCCATTCCACATCCTGCTATTTCAAATAATTGATCTTTTGGAACTATATCATATGGCATATTTATGATACTTCCATTGGCACCATTCATGTATATTTCTAGTGTATGTGTGTTTGGAATTCTTTGAATATAAAGACCGGAAATTACATCTTTGTCTGCTACAATCATTTTTTTCAATGAATCTTTTGGTAGAATTATATCTGAATCTACTGAGAATAGATAATCATATCTTTTTGCCCAATCAGATATCAAATTTCTTATCTGGTCGATCTGATCGCCTGTCACTGTTTTAAAATCAGTTTCATATCCTTCTGGAACATCCAAATCATATATAGACTTGAAAGTTTCTGGTTCTATATATTTTGAACATGGAACTGCTATCAATATTTTTTTCATTTTATTCCTCATTAGAATGTGCGTTAAACAGAATTATTGCAAGTTCTTCAATTTCAAAATTTTCGTACTGCCCACTTTCAATCATTGATTTTGCACTTTCCCGATATTTATCTCTTTCGTATTCATATAAAATTTCCCATTCCATGAACTGAAATCCTCCATATTATAAATAAAAGTGTAGTTCACGGATTTCTTGGCGGTCATCCCAACTACTCTATGTTTAACACCCTATGGAAGGAACACAGCACATGTCTATTTATATACCTTACACCTATCTTATTGGATGGTCCCATATAAACAAATGGTATTATGGAGTCGAATACTCTAACAGTAAGAAAATAGCAAATCCTAAAAATTTGTGGACGATATATTTCACTTCATCGAATATTGTTAAAAAATTTCGTGAAGAATATGGCGAACCAGATGTTATTCAAATTAGAAAAATTTTCACTAAAGGAAACCGTAAAGAACGCCAGATAAAAGCATCTTTGTGGGAACATAAAGTATTGTCAAAAATTGATATAACTAGCGATAAATGGTTAAATGGAAGAATAGGTGGCGATATATCACCAGAAACCATCAAAAAAATTGCCAATTTGAGGTATGGAGTGGATAATGTATTCCAAGCACCAGAAATAAAAGATAAGATAAAAACCACAATGCAAACTAAATATGGTGTCTCGCACCCTTCTCAGTCAGAAGAAATTATGGAGAAAAAGATAAAAAATAACATAGAAAAATATGGAATATCGCATACCATTAATTTGCCGGAAACTCGCCAAAAAATGTTAGAAGGTTTGCAAAATCAAGATTGGGATGAAAGAAAAAATCGTCATGTTGAAAAGTATGGAGTTGAGTTTACTTCACAACGCAAAGAAATAAAAAATAAAGTATTAAATACGCGCTCTGTGTTATCCAATAGAGAAGTTGTAAAATTAATTAGAGAATATAAGAGAGTGTTTAATATTACACTAACAGGTGGTTGGTATCAATCTTCTGACGAAAAACTTGAAAAAATACTAAAAGAAATAATTACAGAATATGGTAAATTTTGCATAGAAGAACTGCATCGAATTGTACCCAAAAAGAAATATAGTGACACAATAAAAATACTACAATCAAGACAATCCGTACAGGAAGTCAAGATGTATAAAGAGAAGTATAATATAAAATTGGGTCGTGTTTGGGATAGAAAATCTGATGAATGGATTGAAAATAAATTAAAAGAATTACAAATTCAATACGGTGTTATTTGAAGACACGCAACGAATGACTTTCATGTCAGATAGTTCAATTTTATTTAAGAAATTTTCGTTTTCTTGATCTGTGTTATCAAGAGTTTCGAATTGTATGCAATGTGTAAACACTTTTTGCTTTACAAAAATTACATCTGCATTATCTATTGATAATGCATCACAACTTTGGTTTTCTATTATGTTCAGCGCATTTTGAGGTATGATAGCGTTTGGTTTTACAAATGCAGTAATATCATATCTTTTTGCCCATTCACAAATTAAATTTTTTATTTGTGTGCGAGTATAACCATAAAAAAATTGAAATTCTGTCTCATAACCTTCTGGAACATCTAAATCATATATTGACTTCATATTCTCAGGTTCAATATATTTGTTTGTTGGAACTGCAATCAATATTTTTTTGTTTGGCGTATTTGTTGGTTTGTATGACTTATTTGCATTTTTATTCTGATCATCTCCATTTACTTTATAATCATTCAATGGGTTAATATCATTGTAAAAGCATACGATTTCTTTATTTGCATAAATCTTATTAGAATCAACCTTTTCAATCAATTCGTAAAATAATGGATTGTCTGCGCCAGATTGCATCCATTCACCATCTACCATGAACTTAGAAACATCCAGATCGGTGAAATGTTCTCCGAGACATGTTCTTAGATGTGTATACGGTATTTTCCAATTGAACATATGTGAACGATATGTTTTTTCTTCTTTCACTTTATTCGGATAGTCTTGTGCTATCAATGGAATATTATCTGCTAAACTCCACATAGAACCATACGTAAATTCGTAACCTTGGTCATACAAATCATTGTAATAATGGAAAATAGAATTGTTATTGATGATCCAATCATCTCCATCCAAAAGCATAACAATATCATCAAGGTTGCCATATGTTTCTATAGCATCCATTTGATTTTGTATAGCACCTTTTCTCTCCATATTATGAATATACACAATATTTTTTGAACGATCTTCTGGTAATTTTTCTATCAAATTCATTATGACTTCATGAGTATTGTCATCTGAATTATCGTTGATCAAGATATGAGTGTAATTGTCATAATCTTGTTGTGCTACTGAAAGTATATGATTTGTAACATATCGTTCTGCATTCCACAAGGGGGATACTATAAGCAAATGACGCTCTTTACCATATGAATGATACTTTGTGTTGAATGGCATATTGTTTGTTCTGCCAAAGACTCTTTGAATTTTTGTGTTTATTCGCTCTACTTTGCGATATTCATCAACAGGTAAAAAACCTCTCATTACTCTAAAGAAAAATTGCTTCCATTGTAATGCTACATTATCCCAACCATAAACATCATCTATCACGCTGCAATAGTTTTGTTTTTGTTGATGCAGATACGGATCATCATATGCCTTGAAGAAAGTTTCAAGAAATTTATTAATCTGTTCTTGTTTATTAATATCTGGAAACAACCCATTTGGTTCTATTGCATAATCAACCAAATAACATGCCTTTTCGATTGCAACTTCTTCAAGGGCACCAAAACGCATTGTGACAAGTGGAGTTTTATATAGAAGGGATTCAATAGTCGATATTCCAAATGTCTCAGGAAAAGATGCGGGATATAGCATCATATATGCATTAGAAAGAATTTCTGCTATTTTTTGTTGAGGCAATATACCAGTGAAAGTAACATCAAGATTTTTCAAATCTTCTCTTTCGGAAAGTTCTTTTACTGTGTTGTGTTGGTCATCGGTTTTTCCGCCTTTGAAACGATAATACCCGCCAATAACAGTTAGTCTTGCTTCTGGTATTATTTTTTTGATTTCAGGCCATATATCATTTACAAGAGGTAACAATCCTTTTGTGGCACTTGAATTGTAAACGAAATGGTTTTTATCCTTCTTCAATAAATCCACTTCGCTTATATGCTTAACTGCACCATTTCTAGTTTGGAAGAAATGCTTTTTGAGGACTTCGAAGTTTCTTCTTTTGCCATGATTTGAATTGAGAATATATGATGTATGCCAATCTGAAAGAGTGAAAACATGATGTATTTTTCTTGAAAGAACAAGTTCTTCTAATGCATGTTCGCCTTCAATAAAAGTGTCGTGCAACCAAAGAATTCTTTTCTTAGCATTTTTCAAGAATGGATATTCGTCATTTAGAAATGGTTGAACTGATCTTGATACAATGGCAACATCATAAACTTCGTTATGTTCTTTTGCATTTGTGTTGTCTATGTATCTTACACCATCATATACGCCCTCAGTTGAATGTGGTTCGTCACTACAGTTATTGAAAACTGTAACATCGAACCCCAATTTTTTTAGTTCTTTTGTCATTAAAATGACTGCGGATTCAGAACCACCTAGACCATTTTTGTTAAGAGTGTCGCCATCATAAGACAGACCAAGTTTGTCGATAAAAACGATTTTCATTCAATTCTCCATAATTTAAGGGTGTGTTTGTATTTATTTATACTTGCACATAAGTTTTGAATTTCGTATCTATTGCTCTTAATTCATAGACATCAGACGCTGCTTCTACGAGATTTTTCATGTCCCAAGATTGTTCGTATGCATATGTCACCATATTTGAAATCGTTGTTCCCATAAGAATGACTTCATCTGGTGTAAGTGCATTTTCGTTGTCGTTGGCATCTCTGAAAATAATTGTTGATGTGTCACCATTCATTTTTTTGAGTGATGCACCAAGAACCAGATTTGATATGTTAGATAGGTCTGGTTTGCCTTCACGAATGTCAACGGGAATTTCTAAAGTATCGCTAATCTTGACTGTATATGTCTGGTGAATATGTTCATTTCTTAGATCATTGATTTTTGCTAACAAGGTTTCTTTTTCAGATTCGAAATCTGAATTAATCTGATCTTGTGTTTTTTCTACTATGTTCCATCCAAGTTCCCATCTGTTTGTGGTCACTTCATCTACAGTTTTTTCTGTTAATTCTGGTGTGTCTTTAGGTTTCAACCTTTCGACAGCATCATCAAACTCTGGTTTTTCTGCTTCATAGACTGGAAAAACATTTCTGGTTTCCAAGAAACGATTGTTTAAAAATTTTGGAAGACTTACGTTTCTATTCTCTTCACGAAACATTTCTAGCGAATATGGAAACGCATCTATATTGTTATTGCCATATGTTTTTACAAACATGCTAAACTCCTTTTGGTGTTAAATCTACTCTAGTATTTATCAAAAAATTTTAACACCATAAATGGTATTTCCGCCATCTGGTGTGTAAAATTCAATTATAGAATCTTCGCCAGCAACAAAAGTTGGTGCTGTGTTTTCTTCCCAAATAATACTATTTGTCCATGTGATTGAAGGTGTATAGATCATTGAATACTGAGACACGCCACTATCTCCTATGATATATAATTTAGTCCCATCTGGTTTGATATCTATATCTTTTGGATTTGTTTCTTCTGAATTTATAATAAAAAGATTGTTAGACCAACTTGCAGTTGACAAATCCCAAGGAGTTGTCAAGTTGTATTCGTAACCCCTATGTAATAAATTGTCAGACACATAAAACATTTTAGTCCCATCTGGTTTGAAACGGAGTCCAACAGGATTTGCTGAAACAGTTACTGATGAAATTAGACTACTTACACTTTCTATATCCCAAGGAGTTGTTAGATTGTATTGATAAATAGTATCATTATCTATACCTGCTATATACATTTTTGTACCATCTGGACTTATATAAAGACCGTCCATATCTGAGTTGTTAATAACATCATCATCTATATTATATATCAATGACCCATATGTAGTTATATCCCATGGTGTTGATAATATAAATGCATGAATCTTTCTAGTGTTGGATGATAATAAATACAAAATAGAACCGTCTGGTTTTATGAACATAGATTTGTATGGATCACCTTGTGAAGGGTCTATTCTTGTATTTGTACTAGAAACACTTCCTATATCCCAATTATTTGAAAGAGACGTATTATACAAAGTTGAAGCGGAAATACTAGATACTTTAGTCCCATCTGGTTTGAAGAAAACAGATTCTGTTCCTGACCCCACTGCTTCTGTTACATTATCATAAGACGCATTTTTAAACGACCAACCTCCTTCTTCTGCGGAGACATGCAATCTCCAAACACTACTTCCTTCGGTAATGTTTGAAAATAATACAGTCCTAGAGGGTATGTCTTCATTTAAATTAAATTTAAATGAAGACGCATTTTCTAAATTCATTGTTCCGGTAGATGTTATGGTCTTGCTCAAAAGTCTTTTTGAAATTGAAATCCACTTTCCATCATTGTATTGATATGTCAATCCATCTATTGTAGTTTGATCGCCATTTGTTGGTGTGTTTGGAAAATTCATGCTCATTATTTTACATCTTCCTCTGATAGTTTTCCGTAGTATGTCAGTCCATTGTCATTTGTATAAAATTCGTATACATTTATTTCGTTTGTTTGTGGTATATTTGGGGCGTATTCGCCTTCCCAAACAATATTATCATTCCATATTATTTCTGGGATTGTAGTAAAACCGGAAATATCATATTGATATAATTTTTTGTCGGTGTAACCTCCCAAATAAATCTTTCCACCATTCGGTTTAATAAAGAACCCTAACGAAGATGTGATATCATTACCATAATTATAACTTATCCCCGTGTATAATCCAGACGAAATATCCCAAGGCGTTCTTATGGAATATTCATAAATCTTACTATTTACGCCACCAGACATATACATTCTTGATCCAGTTTTATTGAACGAAATTTGAAAAGGTGATCCATCTTCCGAACCAACACTCAAATATTTTCCGTTGTAGGACACATCTGAAATATCCCATGGAGATGCAAGATCATATTCATAAATCATATCGGTGGTATATGAAGACGTATATAATTTAAGACCATCATCGCTAAAATAAAATTTTGGTTGTGGATACACATAATTTAGAGAAAGTTGGTCGAAAAATATTCCAGAATAGGATGTGGTTGATATATCCCATGGTGTAGAAAGATTAAACCTTTTTATAATGCTTCCAAAAATAGTCGTAAAAAAAGCAGTGCCATCAGGTTTAAACTGAATATCAGAATTCCCCCAATATCCTAGTGTTGTAAATGTGTTGGCATATACATTATCATAAGATGCGGTTGATATGTCCCATGGTGTAGAAAGAGAATATTGATAAACATACTCGTTTTGTTGCGTTCCAGAATTGTACCCCGAAGAAATCGAACCCATCAAATACATCTTTGTTCCATCAGGTTTAAAATATATACCTGTGGCAGTTGCAGAACCAGTTGCTGTTGGTTCTGGCGTTTGTGGAAATGCCAAATAACTCACGTTATCGTAAGTCATATCTTTAATTGAATAATTGGTTGCTGCATTATAATCTTCTGGGACTCTCAATTTCAATTGAAATTTTTGTGAGTATCCACTGTCAGGCGGATTTACAAAAGAAATATTTGTTTTTTCTGTCAATTCAACATTGAAAAAATTACCTTGTGACAAATCTATTTCTGTTGAATTATTTGCACTAGATGGTGAATAACCAGTGTAATTGTAGTTTGTGACTTCCTGTCTCCACTTTGTTCCAGTGAAGATATAAGTCACATTGTTATCATCTATGTATGTGTCACCCC